TTGTTGATGCTTTTGCCAGTTTAAACGTAGTAGATTTAAAAGTAGAAGATGATCTAACAGTTACAGATGATGCTTCAGTAGGTGGTGATTTAACTGTAACTGGAACTGTTAATACTGCTGGCATAACAGGTCCTAAAACAAACTTTGTAGGCAGTATGCTTATCAGCAACGATGCTGGTACAGGTACACTAGATGCAGCTTCTAACAACACAGGTTTTGGTAACGAAGTATTTGATGATCTAACAAGTGGTGATAACAACACAGGAATGGGTGCTGGAGCGTTAGATAAAGTAACTACTGGTTCAGGTAACACAGCTATAGGTCCTGATGCTTTGGGCGCTGCCACCACACATTCAAACAACACCGCAGTAGGTTTAGATACACTAAAAGCTAATATTGCATCAGACAACACCGCTATTGGTTCTGGTGCTTTAACAGCTAATACTACAGGAACAAATAATACCGCAGTGGGATTTGCTGCTCTTGATGCGAATACAACAGCAAATAACAACACCGCAGTTGGAGATGGTGCTTTAGGAGCTAATACGACAGGTGCTGGAAACACAGCTATAGGTCCTGATTCGTTAGCATCAAATACCACCGCAGATGGCAATACCGCAATCGGATTAGATACTTTAAAAGCAAATACAACTGGTGATTATAATACAGCAATTGGTCAACTGTCTTTAACTACTAACACTACTGGACGCTTTAACGTGGCTTCAGGTGTTGATGCTCTTAGAAGAAACACTACTGGTTCATTCAACACAGCAACAGGATACACAGCTTTAGAGGATAACACCACAGCAGATAATAACACAGCTTATGGCGCTTATTCTTTAGGAGCAAACACTACAGGAACTAGAAATACTGCAGTCGGTTATCTAGCAATGGAAGATAACACTACTGGAACTAACAACACAGCAGTGGGTAAAGGAGCATTAGCTAACAATACAACTGCTGGTGATAACTGCGCTCTTGGTATTGAAGCTCTTTTTGATAATACAACTGGTGAGGGCAATACTGCACTAGGTTATGCTGCTTTAGCTAATAACACCACTGCATCTAGCAACACAGCAGTTGGTAAGAATTCTTTATTAGCAAACACCACAGGCACTAAAAATACTGCAGTCGGTGCTGCTGCTTTAGATGCAAATACAACTGGAGATAGCAATACTGCGATTGGTCAAGCAGCTTTAGGAGCTTGTACAACAGCAGGTGCTAATACTGCTGTTGGTACTGATGCTCTAGGAGTTAACACAACTGGTGATTACAACACAGCGGTCGGTAAAGGAGCTTTAGATGCTAACACGACAGCAAACGAGAATACAGCCGTTGGTCTTTCTTCTTTAGGAGTAAACACCACAGGAGCTTCTAATACAGCAGTAGGTTCGGGTGCTTTAGATGCAAACACCACAGCACCTTCTAATGTCGCAGTAGGTGCAAATGCTGGAACAGCTAACACTACAGGTTCTGAAAATACTTTTATTGGTTATGCTGCTGGTGAATCTAATACGACTTCTGCTGGTAATGTTTATATAGGAAGAAACGCTGGAGATCACGGTACTACTCAAGGTCAAAATACTTGTATAGGTGAACTTGCAGATTTAAAATCAGATAATACTACTGACACAAATCAAATAGTTATAGGAAATGCAACAATGTCTGTCGGTGCTAATTATTTTACTTTTGGCAAAGGTACTGGTAACGACAGAGTTTATAACGGATTTACATCTAACGCTTCGTGGACAAGGGTGTCAGATGTTAGGTATAAAAAAGACATACAAGACAACACAGATTGTGGTTTAGATTTTATTAATGATTTACGACCAGTTACTTTTAAATGGAAAGCAAAAGCAGAACTTGATCCTAGTTTTCCTGATTATGATGCTGAAAAAACTACTGCGGATAATTCAGAAAGACTATATGGATTAATTGCTCAAGAAGTAAAAGAAGCTATGGATAAAAATAACATAACTGATTTTGGTGGTTGGAATTGTGTGACTACACACGACCATACTCAACAAGGTGTTGCTCAAGAAATGTTTATTCATCCATTAATTAAAGCAGTACAAGAACTTTCAGCACAAGTTGAAGAATTAAAAACACAACCTAAATGTAAATGTAACGAGGAATAGATATGGCACAAACAGTAGCAGAAGTGTTAAGCGCGGCAACCGATAGCGTCACCGTAATTAACGATATTAATACCAATGGCAAAGCATCAGATCACGTTACCGCATCCGATCCGTCTGCGGGAGTCACACAGGCAGATGCAAACGCTAGAGTCAAAGCAAACGTAGATCATTTATCTACAGTCCTAGCTTATGCACCAGTAGATTCAGGTGACGATACTCCTGATGTAGCTGGATCAAGTGCTGATAAATCATCTTACACCACAGCAATTAGCACTGGTAATACATATATTTCAAATAATAGCTAGGAAGTTCTATGGATTTTATAATTTGGATATTAATAATAGTTGCAGTTGCTTCAGTTGTAGTCGCAGTAACTCCTACACCTAAAGATAATAAATGGTTAAAAAAAGGTTACAAATGTATTGAAGTTTTAGCTTTAAACGTTTGGAAAGCAAAGGACAAGTAATGCCCACGGTGAAGGATGCCCTAGCTAAATTAGAAGCTCACGAAAGAGAATGTGCTGTTCGTTATAAGTATATCGAAAAAAGTTTAGACGAAGGTTCTGCTAAATTTAAAAAATTAGAATCTCTTTTATGGGGAGTGTATCCTTTTATATTAGGCTCAATAGTCCTAGCTAAATTTTTATAGGGGAAAACTAATGCCTTTACAAAAGTTTATATTTCAGCCCGGAATCAATAGAGAAGGTACTGCTTACTCTAATGAAGGAGGTTGGTTTAACTCTAATCGTGTGCGTTTTCGCAAAGGACTTCCTGAAAAAATAGGAGGTTGGGCGAAAGCCTCTATTGATTCTTTTCAATCTACAGGTCGAGCATTACATGCTTGGGTTGATCTATCTGGAACTAAGTATTTAGGGTTAGGGGCTACGTGGAAATATTACGTTATAGAGGGGGATGCTTATAACGACATAACACCGATACGAGCTACAACAACAAACGGTATAACTTTTGCAGCTACTGACGGTTCTGCGGTTATTACCGCTACTGATTCTTCTCATGGTGCAGTAGTGGGTGATTTTGTTACAATAAGTGGTTCTGTTTCTTTAGGAGGTTTAATTACAGCCGATGTTTTAAACACAGAACATCAAATCACAGCTGTCCCTAGTGTTAATACGTACACCTTTACAGCATCAGCTACCGCTAATTCCAGTGACAGTGGTAATGGTGGTTCTGGTGTAGATGGAGCGTACCAAATAAATATTGGTTTAGATGTGTATGTTGAATCTACGGGGTGGGGCGCAGAAACTTGGGGTGCGTCTACTTGGGGAAGTACTTCTGCTCTAACGGCTAATAACCAATTAAGACTTTGGTCTCATGATAATTTTGGTGAAGATTTATTAATGAACGTTCGTGCAGGCGGGATTTTTTATTGGGACGAAAGTTCTGGAACAAGTAATAGAGCAGTAGCTTTATCTGCTCTTTCTGGGGCTAATCTAACTCCTACTGTTGCTTTACAAGTTTTAGTGTCTGATGTGGACAGACATGTTATTTGTCTTGGCACAGATCCTATTTCCGATTCAGCAAGAACAGGTTCTATTGATCCTATGTTTATTGCTTGGAGTGATCAAGAAAACGTGGCTGAATGGGAGCCTAAAAATACTAATACAGCGGGTTCGTTTAGACTTTCTGCTGGATCTGCTATTGTAGGTGGAATACGAGCTAGACAAGAAACATTAATTTGGACAGACACTTCTTTGTATTCTATGACTTTTGTAGGGCAACCGTTTACTTTTTCAATTAATTTAGTTAATGAAGGTGTTGGATTAGTTGGACCTAATGCTATGGTAAATACTCCTAGAGGAGTGTTTTGGATGGATAAAAAAGGTTTTTATGCTTATACCGGTCAAGTTCAAGAACTTCCCTGCACTGTAACTAATTATGTTTTTAGTGACTTAAATCAAGGACAAAATCATCAAATATTTGGTTTCGTTAACAAACAATTTGATGAGGTTGGTTGGTTTTATTGTTCTAAAGATCAAACAGTTCTAGATAAATACGTTACCTATAACTATGAAGAACAAGTTTGGGTTATAGGCGAGTTATCTAGAACGTGTTGGCTAGATGAGGGGATCTTTAGTTCTCCTAAAGCTACGGCATCAAGTTCAAATGTAGGTTATATTTATGATCACGAAACTGGAAATGACGATGATGGTTCCGCTATGACTAATGTTTTTATAGA